GCAGAGTACAGTAAATACATTCATATTCGTGATGCGTTACCTGATAATGTTGAGTTGGTTTTCTTTTTTCAAAAACCTTATGCCCCTATGCCTCAAGCTAAGAAAAGAAGAGACGGCAGTAAAAGAACTCATGCTGAATGGGCAGAAGCTAACGACTTCCGTTGGTTCTATGAAGGCAATTTACCTGATGAATGGAAAGACAATGAATTATAAATTTGACGAAAAAGTTATTTTAAAAATGATAGAACATTATGTTGATGGTACTTATGACAAGCACTATTCACATGGAAAATATCAAGCGACTGACATGATACTTGATGCTGGTTATGGTGAAGGTTTTACTATGGGCAACATTATGAAATATGCCATGAGGTTTGGTAAAAAAG